GTAAGTCGTATTTGGGCGGCCGGGCAATGCCGACCGAATGGCCCCCCGCAATCGAACAAAAAACAGGGTGAACAACAATGCTGGCACCGACGCCCAAGGGAAACCTATCCGCCATGTGGAACGCTGTCGCCAAGCATGCCGAACACGAGATCAACGCCTTGGCGGATCGGCAAGGCTTAATAGAATGCGAAATATCAGATCAGCCGGCGCAATGGTTTCTAGTGCGGACCTATCCCGGCGACGACGCACGGGCGCTGCGCTGGCTGGCGCGCCGACGCTTTGGCGCCTTCCGTCCAATGCAGCAACGGCGCGACCGGATAACCGATAAACTCGTGCAGGGCTGGGAGCCGGCATTCCCGGGCTGGATCTTCGTGCTGTGCTGGAATGTCGATGTCATGCGCTACCGCATCCTCTCGACGCCTGGTGTAATGGGTTTGCTGTGCGATCCGGCGACAAACCGGCCGGTGCCGATCGATGATGGGTTTATCGGCCGCGTGCGGAAACTAAGCTGGATTTACGATGAAAACGCACCTGACGCCCGGCACCATTCCGGTGTCAGGGCCTTGCGTAGCGAGAAACGGCTCAAGACGCCGAAACTCGACAAAACCGCCAGAAAACGCCTCGCTAAGCTTAAGGACGCCGTTAAGGCCAAATGCGCATGGGATAAGTCGGCTTGGGAGACTGCGAATCAACTTGCACCGCACGAGAGAATCGCCTTACTTCAGCGGGCGCTTAATGCACCATCCCTCAGGCTCGATTCTACCTGTTAACGTTGGCGGCTTATGTCGCTGTAATTCGGGGAACGGTTGCGGATGAAGGCCCAAAACTAAGGGTCTGGCAAAAGCGAAGCTTTGCAAACCGAAAGCACCTTAGAGCCCGGCCATCGTGCCGGGCTTTGTCGTTCATAGGGTGTAGGGCTGCATTGCCCATTGATGTGCACCGCACAAAACAAAGGAGTAACCCATGGCCTTCCGCTTCATGCGGCTCGGTTGGGCGCTCGCTGGCATCGTGGCCACCATGGCCATTACGTCACCGAGTTACGCCACAGGCGACCGCACCTTCTCGACTTTCGACGAGGGCTGGAACAACGTCATCGTCATCGGCTACGACCGCATGATCGACGTCGCACCGCTTGCGCTGATCAATGAACAGCCGCCGGCCGTGACCCAGCGCAGTTATCAGACCTACGCCCCCATACCCGTGAAGACGCACCGCTTCGGCGCCGCGATCCTCGCCACGACCCAGGCCGGTTGGGGGTCCGGCCGCCTGCGCAAGTTGGCCGGCTGATAATCGTTACTCGTCGTTTTTGAAGCGAAAGCCCGGGCAGCAATGCTCGGGCTTTTGTCGTCATAGGGTAAGACCATGACGGTGACGTCTTGATCCTCCCTAGACTTAGGGGCCGGACATGTGAGGTCGAAAACCATTGCTGCCCTTATGTGTCCGGCCCCTTTTTGTAGATGGAACAAGTTGAGTCCAAACCGTGGCGGAAATGATTCTCTGTGATTCAAATGAGCCGATTACGCAATCCAAAACATGAGGCCATAGCGCAGGCCATCGCCTTCGACATGGCCGATGACCTTCAGGCCTACACGGCTGCTGGCTATGCCAAGCCGCGGCGCGGCAACGCCGTGCGCCTGATCCGCCGGTCGGAATATTCAAAGGCCATCCTCGACCGCGTGGCCGAGCTGCAGGCCCCGGCCCTGGCCGTGGGCGGATGGAGGCTGGCCCGCATCCTGCAGGAAATGGAGAACATCGCCACCTTCAACCTTGGTCCGTGCATGGTACGCGAGGACGGTAAACTGGTGCTCAATGTGGAAGGTAACCCGCAGATCGATTGGGACAAGCTGACACCTCAGCAATGGGCAGCGATCACCGAATACGATGCAGCAAAGGGCCGTATCAAGGTTAACAAGGCGATGATGCTGGTCGAACTGCGCCGGCGCCATGAGCCGCCAGTCCCGCGCATCCCCAGCGACGACGATGACCATGCCGTGCCCGCTGATGAGGTGGCGCGATGGGATGATCCGCTTGCGGCTGGCTTGCGCGCCAACTAACCCATGGCCGGGCCACTACGTATGGCGCCTGGCCGCTTGGCCGTGGCCAAGAGCGGCCGGTTGGCACATGCGGATACGAGCAGATCGGGTAAGCGCGCCGACTCGTTTTACCTGTCGAAGGAATGGAAAGACTTCCGTAATCAACTGATCAAGGAACGCGGCTGGCGTTGCGAAGATCCAAAGTGCGACACGCCGCGCGGTCCATGGAAGCAGATATACGGCGACCATATCATCGAGATCGCGGACGGCGGTGCCAAGCTCGATCGACGCAACGTGCTGCTGCGATGTGGTGTGTGTCACGGACAAAAGACTCGCGATGAAAGGGCCAAGCGTGCCGGCTGGATCGACCCGATTGAGACAGGGGGGGGGAGGTCAAATCCCTAGGCCGGTGGGGAGTCCTACCGCATGGGGGTCACTCAGAGATTTTCAGGGGTTTTGGCCATGGAATTTTTCGGACCTCCGGCCTGATCGATGGCGTGGGATTTTTCGTGTGTCGGGTGGGAGGCCAAGCTTCGCGCTGGCGAACCTCCAATACCCGATCTTCCGCTCGATACTATGGCGGCCGACAAGGCGGTCGCGATCTATAACCGGCTGCGCCTACACGACGTGGTCGGCACGCCGACCCGGGGCGAGGCTGGCGGGGAATGGTTTCGTCAAGCCGTTGTCCGGCCGTTGTTCGGGTCGCAATTCGGTTCCTTGAAGGATGGAACCTGCCGGCGCGAAATCCGCGAAATCTTCCTGCTGGTTCCGAAAAAGAACGACAAGACCGGCGGCGGCGCCGCGGTCATGATGACCGCACTCTATTTGAACGAGCGCCCGCGCGGCGAGTTCTTGTTGATCGCGCCGTCGCATGCGGTGTCTGAAATCGCCTTTTCAGCCTGCGTCGGCATGATCGAAGAGGACGACCGGGCACAACGCGAGATCGACGGCAAGGCCGGCCGGCTTAAACATCTCTTCAAGGTGCAACGGCACCTGAAGAAAATTACGCACCGGGAGACCGGCGCCAAGCTATCGATCAAGACCTTCGATCAGAAGATCGTCGTCGGCGGCAAGACCGTCGGCGTGTTGCTCGACGAATTCTGGGAATTGGCCAAACACCCGAAGGCCGCCAACATCATCGGCCAGTTGAGCGGCGGCCAACTTCCTATCCCTGAGGCCTTTCGCCTGATCATCACGACCGAATCCGATGACGTCCCGGTCGGTGTGTTCAAGGAAAAGCTGCACCTGGCGCGCGAGATTCGCGACGGGCTGTCCAAGGGCGGGATGATGCTCCCGGTCCTGTACGAATTCCCGCAAGGGATGATGAAAAACGGGGAGTGGCGCAAGCCGGAGAATTGGGGCTTCGTCAATCCGAACCTCAATCGCTCGATCACCATCGCCGGCCTGCAGGAATTGTGGAGCGATGCCGAGACCAAAGGCGACGCCGAAATGCGCCGCGCGGCTTCGCAGCATTTCAACATCGAAATAGGCATGGGCCTCGGCACTGATCGATGGGCCGGTGCCGACTACTGGGAAAAACGCGCCGACAAATCGATCACGCTGGAATCGATCCTCGCCCGCTGCGAAGTGATCGTAGTCGGCATCGACGGCGGCGGCGCGGACGATCTTTTTGGTCTTGTCGTCATGGGCCGGGAGTCCGGAACGAAGCGCTGGCTGGTATGGTCGAAGGGCTGGTGCTTCCGCAAGGTTCTCGAGCGGCGCAAGTCGATTGCCAGTACGCTTGAAGGTTTCGCCAAGCTCGGCGAACTCACGATCATCGACGATAATATCGAGGGCGAAGGTGTCATTCCCGACATCCCGGCCATCGTCGATGTGGTGAAACGGATAGATGATGCCGGGTTGCTTGCCTGTGTAGCGATGGATCCCGAAGGCCTCGGCGCTATGGTCGATGCGCTGGCCGAGATTGGCATCACCCAAGAAGAGAAAAAACTTTTTGGTATCGATCAGCGCGGTCACAAGCTGATGAATGCGCTGCGCTCGATCGAGCGCAAATTGATCGACGGCACGTTCTGGCATTCCGATAGTGGGCTGCTGAATTGGTGCGTCGACAACCTCAAGATCGAAGCCACGGCGACAGCATTCCGCGCGACCAAGGCCTTCGCAGGCGACCGCAAGATCGATTTGGCCATGGCGATGTTCGATGCGGGTGACCGGATGAGCCTTAATCCAACACCATCTGCGGCTTCCGCTTATGACGAGTTGGCGCGAACGCAAGGTGAGGCCGCGCAACTGCCCACCACGTCGGCGCTATCTCCCGCCGAAGAGGCGTCGATCATCGCACAAGGTCCGTCGCATCCGCGCTGGGAAGAGGCTAGGCGACAATACGAATCCCGGCTCATTGCCGCAGACGAGTTCGAGGACATTATTTGATGGCGCTGCGCGATACGATCGCATCGGCCTTTGCCATTCTGGCGCAGCGGCTTTCGTCCGAGCCGCGGCATCCGGATCAATCGCGCGTGTCGCAGGGCTCGCGGACGCTCGCCGGCGTGAGCATCACGCCGGACACGGCCGTCACCGTTGCGACGGTCTGGGCTTGCCTTCGCTATCTGTCACAGACGGTTGCGGTATTACCATGGCATGTCATGCGCGACGGCGACCGCGGCGCAGAGTTGCAGCCACGCAATCCGGTCGACTGGCTGATCTACAAGCGGCCGAATGCGGAATGGTCCTCGTTTCAGTTTCGCGAAACGCTGACACATTGGGCTTTGCGCTGGGGCAACGGCTACGCCGAGATCGAGCGCGACCAGGCGGATCGCCCCTTCGCGTTGTGGCCGCTACATCCCGAGCGGACGGAATGCTGCCGCGCGGTCGAGGATACGGTCAGCAGTTCCGGCCGCGCCATCGCCGCAGGTTCGCTGTTCTATGAAGTGAACAACGGCGTGGGTGGCGCCCCTGTGACAATCGCCGCGCAAGACATGTTTCATATCCGCGGCTTCGGCGAAGGTCCGGTCGGCGTCAATGTGATTCATTACGCGGCACAGTCGATCGGCTGGGCTCGCGCTGCGCAGCTTTTCGGCGCAACGTTCTTTGGCAATGGTGCGAACGTCGCCGGCGTCGTGATCAACAAGACCAAGATCGGCGCGGATGGTTTGAAGCTGCAGAAGGCGGAATTTGATCAGCTTACCAAAGGCATTCGCAATTCGCATCGCACGGTGCATCTCGGCGGTGACGGCGATTTCAAACGCATCGGTTTGAACGCGGAAGAGTCGCAGTTGATAGAGGTGCATCAGCATCTCGTCGAAGAAATCTGCCGCTGGTTCGGCGTACCGCCGCACAAGGTCATGCACCTGCTGCGCGCGACGTTCTCGAACATCGAACACCAGGCCATCGAAGTTGTCGTCGACTCGGTGTCGCCTTGGGTCAAGCGGTTTGAAGACGAAGCGGACTTCAAGTTGTTCGGTCAGAACCGCATGGGACTTTACACGAAGATGAACATGCGCGCGCTGATGCGCGGCGATAGCAAGACCCGCGGCGAATACTATCAATTCATGCGCAACACCGGCGCCTATTCGGTCAACCGGATTCTCGAACTCGAAGATGAAAACACGATCGGTGCCGACGGCGACAAGCGGGTGATGCAGTCGCAGTACACGACACTCGAGCGGATTGGCGAAGAGTCGGTCAAGCCCGCCGCTGCGCCACCGAATTCCGGCGACGATCTTCCGGTAGAGGAAGACGAAGAGGCGGCGACGGCGCGCGCATCGTTCGAACGGCTGATGGAGCCGGCCCATGCCGAATGAACCGTCGATCGTCAATCGGGCAACAGGCGGGCCGCGCAAGCCGGCGGTCAATCCGTTCGCTGCGGTCTGGACCGGCATGGAAGCGATGGCGCGGCGGTTACTTGCTTTGGAGGCCCGCGCGCCGGCGCGTGACGGGTGCGATGGTCTGCCAGGACCGCAGGGCTTGATTGGCCCACAGGGCGAGCCAGGCCCGCAGGGTTTGGCCGGCGAGCGCGGTGAAGCCGGGCCGCAAGGCCTGATCGGGCCGCAGGGAGAGGCCGGCCCTATTGGGCCGCAGGGCTTGGTCGGACCGCAGGGCGAGCGCGGTGAAGTAGGACCGCAGGGTGAGGTCGGCGCGCGCGGTGAAGTTGGCCCACAGGGGTTGCTCGGCGAGCGTGGTGAGCCAGGCCCGCAAGGCATTCAAGGCGAACAAGGTATTCCCGGTCGCGATGGGCGCGATGGTCCGCAAGGCGTTGCCGGACCGCAGGGCGAGCGCGGCGAAGCCGGGCCGCAGGGCATTCAGGGCGATGTCGGGCCACAGGGAGTGGCCGGACCACAAGGCCTGCAGGGCGATGTCGGGCCACAGGGCCTTCAAGGCGAGCCCGGCCTACAGGGCATTCCGGGTGAACCGGGGCCTCAAGGATTGCGTGGCGAGTCCGGTGCGCGCGGTGATCGCGGTGCGCCCGGCCCGCGCGGTGAGCGGGGCGAGCCGGGCCTTCCGGGCGATCCCGGCGCCATGATCGAAATTGGTGAAGACATCCATGCCGCGATCGACGCGCGCGATCTGAAAAATCTCCGCGTCCGCGATCTCACCGTCAACAGCGTCACCTTCCAAGTTCTTTGCAGGAACTAAAACCATGCGCATTCTGATGAACAACGTGACGCCGATGAAGCCGAAGGCGAAAGCCCAAGGCCAATATCGCATGGTCAACAAGGGAAACGACCGTGGCGAAATCTGGGTTTACGGCGTCATCGGCATGGACTGGTTCGGCGATGGCGTTACCGCCAAGACATTTGCCGACGATCTGAAAAAGCTCGGCAAGGTGCAGACAATCGATCTGCGCATCAACTCGGATGGCGGTGTCGTCACCGACGCGCGCGCGATGTACAACCTGCTGGTCGAACATCCGGCCAAGGTGATCGCGCATATCGATGGCATCGCCGCCTCGGCTGCGTCGTTTCTGGCGATGGCCGGTGAGCAAATCCTGATTGCCGAAGGCGGCTTCGTGATGATCCACAACGCCCGCGGCGTGACAATCGGCGAAGCGGAAGATCACGACCGCATGGCCGGCGTACTGCGCCAGGTCAACCAGACCATCGTCGACACCTATGTCGCGCGGACCAATCAGGACGCGAAACAAATCAAGAAATGGATGGACGCGGAAACGTGGTTCACCGGCAAGGAAGCCGTGGCCAACGGTTTCGCCGACAAGATGGTCGAGAACATGCGCGTTGCGGCGTCGCTGGCACATGTCGAAATGTTCAAGCACCTTCCGACCGCGCTGCTGCCGAAACGCGCGGCTGCGCTGGCACAGATCGAAGCGCTCAAGCGCAAATAAAACGAAATTCCGGCCGCAAGCCGGATGGCCTGCAGAACGCGCCAGGGGCCGGCGCTGCGCCGTCGCGAGACGCCGCATTCCCTCCGATGGAGAAAATGACAATGATGAAGCGCGCCACTTCGCGGGCCGCCCTGGGTGGCCTGCTTCTCAGCACCGCCCTTGTGCTGCCGCACGATCCGCATGCCGCCATCTTCATGATGGCGCCGACGCCGCAGGAGCGCATCGCCGCGCTCGAGGAAAAGCGGCAGGGTTTGCTCGATGCCTCGGAAGGCATCATCAATGCTCTCGGTGACGAAGACGATCTCACCGACGAGCAGGCCGCAGAAATCGCCGCGAACAAAGTGGCGATCGAAAAGATCGACAATCAGATCGCGGCGTTCACTGCGATGCTGCCGAAAGGCAAGGGCCGTCAGTCGGCGGCCGAGCCGACCAATGCAGCCGACCAGATCAATAACGGCCGGCGCACCGTTCCTGCCACGGCGCGCGACTCCCGCCGCATGGGTTTCAATCACCTTGGCGAGTTCGCGCTGACGGTGAAGCAGGCTGCGGCCCGCGACGAAGGTGCGATGACCCGCCTCACCAACATGAATGAAGGTGTGGGTGAGGACGGCGGCTTCCTGGTGCCGCCGGAATTCCGCGAAGCCATCATGAAGGTGGTCGAAGGCGAGGACTCGTTGTTGTCGCGTACCGACGGCTCGACTACCGCAAAGAACGCCGTCACTCACCCCAAGGATGAGACCACGCCGTGGGGTACGGCTGGCATTCGCGCCTATTGGGAAGGCGAAGTGCAAGCGGCCTCGGCGTCGGGCGGCAAATTCCAGGGTGACACGCTGCGGCTGAACAAGCTGTTCGCCCGCGTCGATGTTACCGACGAACTGCTCGACGATGCGCCACAACTCGACAACTACCTGCGGGTGAAGACCCCCGAAGTGATGACCTCTGTCATCAACCAAGCGATTATTTCCGGCAACGGCGTCGGCAAGCCGCAAGGCTTCATGAGTGCCGCCGCGCTGGTGACCGTCGCCGCTGAAACCTCGCAACCAGCTGACACCGTACATCACCGAAACATCGTCAATATGTGGTCGCGGATGTACGCACCATGCCGTGCCAACGCGATCTGGCTGATCAACCAGGATGTCGAGCCGCAGCTCGATCTGATGTCGTTCAAGGATTCGACAACCTCGCCGGTTCCGATCTATCTGCCGGCCGGCACCATCGCAGGGCAGGGCTACGCCACGCTCAAGGGCCGTCCCGTCATTCCGATGCAAGGCATGGCAACGGTCGGCGATCTCGGCGATATCGCTCTGGTCGATCTCACCAAGTATCGGACGCTGACCAAGGCCGGCGGGACGCGCGTCGACACCTCGATCCATCTCAAGTTCGATACCGACGAGACGGTCTATCGCTTCATCTTCCGTCTGGCGGGCGCGTCATGGTGGTCGGCGGCGATCACGCCGAAGAACGGTACCAATACGCTGTCGCCGTTCATCGCGCTCGCGTCGCGCTAGACCGCCGCGTCATTCGATCCAGTAAACGGAGCGGGGTGACCCGCTCCGGCCTGATCGTTAAACCCTCATCACAAGGACTATATCGATGAACCCGAACCTTTCTCTCTTGGAGCAAATCCAGATCGTGTCTGGCTTCGCTCCGGTCGCTCTTACAACCGCCCGCGCCGGCGACGTTGTGTCGTTGAAGAAGTATCGCCGCTGCCTCGTGGTGTTCCACAAGGGCATCGGCGGCGCCGGTGAAGACCCGACCATCACGCTTGAGCAGGGTACCGACGTTGCTTTCGGTACCAACAAGGCGCTGACCTTCACCAACATCTACAAGAAGCAGGACCCGACCTCGCTCGCCGATGTCGGTCAGTGGACCAAGGTTACCCAGGCTGCCGGCAACACTTACACCGACGCGACGTCCGGTGAACAGGCGGCACTCTGGGCCATCGACGTCAAGGCCGAGGATCTGGATATCGCCAACGACTACGACTGCATCCGCGCGTCGATCGGCGACGTCGGCTCCGTGGCCCAGATTGGGTCGCTCGAATATCTTCTCTACGATCCTGTGCAGATGGGCGCGCCGGAAAGCATGCCTTCGGCGATCGCCGACTGATCGTCGTCGACATAACGCTGACACACGTCGCAGCCGGGCTGAAAAGCCCGGCTGTTTTCGTCTCTAAGGGTAGAAGGAGAATTCATCATGCCCCGCATCGTGTTTACCGAAGATCCAAAACTGCCGGCCGATCTCAAGCATCTCGGATTCAAAAAGGGAACCGAGGTCGAACTGCCGATCGATCAATGCGAACGCTGGATCAGGCGTTTGGTCGCTGTCTATGTCAAGAAGACAGCGCCGATTGAAGCCGGCAAGGTGGCGTCACCGTCACTGACTACGGGTGAATCCGCGGTCGTTGTTGCATTCGATCCGCAGACCGCGCCGATCGAGGATGTCCGGCAGTTCCTCACCAATCATGGGCGCCGGCCACATCCGTCGACCAGCGAGGCGCGGCTGCGCGAGATGGCGGCGGCGATTCCATCCGCATCATAGATGCGCTACGTCGGCCCGCGGCACATCGTCATCGACGGCGATCCGGTCATTCCCGACGTCTGGAAACCGGACCGATCGTTCGAGGGTTTGACGGTTGTCCTGATCGGCGGCGGGCCGTCACATGCGGATATTGATCTTGGTGTTCTCAAGGGACATCGGTTTATCGCCATCAATAGCGGCTGCCGGAAAGTCCGGCCGGTTGCGACCGAAGGCGATATTCTCTACTTCACCGATAATGCGTGGAACGAGAACAGGCCCGAGCTCGCCGCCGACTGGCCAGGGTTGCTGGTAACGACTAACCGCAACGCCGCGATCCGTGCAATCTGTGAAGGAAAGCCGTTGCGCTATGTCGACGTGTTGGCGCTGACGGCAGCGATCGGGGCCTTGCCTGATCATGTCCAGGCATCGAGCGGACACATCGCTGCGTGCCTTGCCGCGCTCATGGGTGCGTCGCGGATCGTTCTGACGGGCTTCGAATGCCAAGTGGTAAACGGCCGCACCCACGGCCACGGCGACTACAGTCAGCACGATCTGGCGGCGTTTGATGAGCGGTTTTTGCCGGGGTGGCGGGTGCTTGCGCGCGCGTTCCAGCGGATGGGTGTCGATGTCGTCAACGCCACGCCGCAATCGGCGGTGACGGAATTCCGGTTTGAATCTTTTGCGCAGGCGCTCGGACAGCCGGCATGACCGGGAGCATGAAGTTTTCCGGTGGCCTGCCGGAGACCCGGTGCGGCGCCGGATCGAAGATGGAAAACACCGCGCAGGCGCGCGCGATCTTGCCGCAAGTGATCGCGGAACTGAAGATCAAATCGTTGCTGGATGCGCCGTGCGGTGATTTTAATGGGAATTATATAGATGACTCCCTTTTTCGTCAGCCGTCTGTTTTAAACACGGAAATATCATCGTGACGGTCCCAAACCTCAGCAGATTTGCAAGACGGCGCTTTCTTAATCGCACGCGCCATTGCCTCTGCGCGATCTTTGAAGTCGCTCCACCCGATGGGTTGGAGACCCGGCGCGGGGTAGCCATTAGCGCGGATTTCATATCGCTGGCCCTTGTCTCCAACAGGACGGTCACAAAGCAGAGTCATTTTGCCTTCTCCACTTTAGCCTTAGCGCGCTTGCGTCGTTTGGCGGGTTTCGACTTGGGCTTAGGGCGATACCGCAGCACCTTGTCTGCTATGGCGTCGAGCGCTTTGGGGACACCCATTTCAGTGCTCATTGGACTTGCGACACTCGGCAAGCTGCACCTCAAGGCGCTGCACATTTTCGCGGACAGCGGCCAGTACCGCCTTCGTCTGTCTCAGCTCAAGAACGGCGCGAGACTCTGCAGCGGTAGATCGTCGCTCAAGTCGCCCAATCAGATCATCTGTCTGGTCTCGCAGTTCGTTGTAGGCCGTTTCCGTCGCGTGCCAGTCGCGGCGGCTAATGCCAGCCCCGACAGCTTGAACCGCCTGCTGCCGGATGGTTTTCAGCACCGCGACTGCCGGGTATGGGTCGCCCGGGAAAATGTCATTGAGCCCGCGTTGAGCTTCGATACCGTCTCTGGCACGCACAGAGTCCGAAACTTGTGTGATTTTATCGGTCATTGGGCATCTCCTATGAGGGCAGGAAAAGCTGATGATGTAGTCTCGCGATCCGCAGTCAGGGCATTCGGGGCGAATTGGAATCATTGGGGGCTACGCGATCAGGGTTTTGTAGGTCAGTCGCTTTCCGGCAACCGCTTTAACGAAGCTATCGAGCCGCTCCATCGTGTGGCGCACCACATTGCCGTCATTCAACCGGAAGGCAAATTCATCGACGTAGCGGCCAAGGTGCTTCGGGCTGGCGTGGTGATAGACGCCGATCAGACCGCGCTTGAGGACGGCGAAAACACTCTCGATCCCGTTGGTGGTCACGTCATCGCGGACAAATTCTTTCTGCGAATGGTTGACCGTATCGTGGTTGAAAAACAACCCGCCGATGTCGGCATAGGCCCCGGCTTCGTCAGTGTGCAGGGTCGATCCCACCTCGACATGCTGAATGATCGTGTCCTGGATCGTTTGCGCGTCGGTGCCGACGAGTTTGAATGCCTTGGTGCGGCCGCCCTTGCCACGCTCGCGCATTCCGAGGACGGCGGTTTTACCGACCGCGCCGCGCCCGGCCCTGAGCTTCTTGGATTCGTGTTTGTTGGACTCGATCCCGCCCACATAGGTTTCGTCGATTTCAATCAGCCCCTGCAACTTGGTCAGGTCTTTGCCGCAGGCTTCGCGAAGCCGATGCAACATGAACCAAGCCGACTTTTGGGTGACGCCGATCTCCTTCGAGAGTTGCATGCTGGAGATACCCTTGCGGGCCGTCACAAGCAGGTACATCGCGTAAACCCACTTGTGCAGGGGAACGTGGCTTCGCTCGAATATCGTGCCGGTGCGCACCGTAAAGTCTTCCTTGCACTGGTTGCAGCGGTAGAAACCATCCTTCCGCGTCGTGATCCGCTCGCCCAAACCGCAGACCGGGCATTTCGGACCTTCCGGCCACAATCGGCCTTCGAGGTAGGTCCGTGCCGTCTCTTGGTCGGGAAACATCGCGAAAAGCTCAAACGTCGAAATGGTGGATTTACTCATGTCCTACACCCCTTTTCAGGCTCCAAACATGCCCAAAAATGCCGAGGGAGTCAAGTATATAATTCCCATTTTAATTGGATGGCGCGCACGGACCTGCGGGGTGTGGATTATTTCGGTTGTGATTATGATCCGAGCCACATCGATCTCGCCCAGGGACGAGCCCACGACCCGGCAGAATACGCGCCCATTTCGAAAGTCTTCTTCGTCGTTAATCTGATGCGCGCCGCACTGCCGAGAGCCGACCTGATTTTGAGCCGGGATTTTCTGCAGCATCTGCCGTCCGCGCTGGCGCTTAAGGTTTTGGCGAATTTCGTTGCAAGCGGTTCGATATGGCTGCTCGTTACCTCGCACGAAAATCTTGCGAACGGAGACATCGATCGTGCCGGGGGTTTCCGGCCGCTCAACCTGACCCTGCCGCCGATCTCTCTGCCGCAGCCGGTCATGCAATGGCCGGAGCCTGCCGGATGCGGGCGTAACCTTGGATTGTGGAGTCTCGCCGATGTGGATCGTGTGCTCGCGCAATCGTCCTCATTTGATTGAGCGGATATTCTCCAAGGTCAAACCGACATTGCCGGGAGTGATCGCTATCGATGACGACCAGGTTGCGATGTATGACGGCGTGAAGTTACCGGAAAACTGGAAGCTGGATATTTCACCCAAGAACTATTTCGGGCCAAAGAACAATAACGTTTTTGCGCGCTATCCGGTCGCCCCGTTCTACGGTTCGATGAATGACGACATGCTGCCGGAGACGCCCGGATGGGATTCGATATTGCCGGAGGCAGCAGGACGTTGGGGCATCGCATGGGCGGATGACCGTCTTGGCAAGCGCGCCGGCTGTGTGGCATTCGGCGGCGATCTTATCCGCGCACTCGGGTTCATCTGTGCGCCGGGTGTGAAGCACTTTTTCAACGACGACGCGCATGAGACGATCGCGCGCGATCTCGGCAATGGAAAGTTTGTTCCAGAGGTGGTCGTGCCACATCTGCATTTTTCCAACGGCATGGCGACGGTCGATGCGACCTATCGTGAGCGTCCGGATCATGCGGCCGACCGCGCCGCATTCACGCACTGGAAGTCCGATCAATGGCCGCCGCTGCGGGTCAAGGTGAAAGCGGAGATGGCCACGTGCTGACGGTTGCCTGCGTTCTGAAGTCCGGCGGCATCTATGACGCATCATGGGTCGCACGGCTGCGCGCCGGCGTTGCGCGGCATTTACAGACCGATCATCGGTTTGTCTGTCTGTCGGATGTAGATGTACCGTGTGAGAAAATCCCGCTTGAACACAACTGGCCTGGCTGGTGGTCGAAGATAGAACTGTTCAAGTTACGGGGGCCGGTGTTGTTTTTCGATCTGGATACCGCGATTGTCGGTGACCTGACCGAAATTGCAGCCGTTGCGGCGCGTGCGCCGCTGACGTTGTTTCGGGACTTCTACCGGCTAGGCGATGGGCTCGGTTCCGGTGTGATGGGTTGGAATGGGACCGATGTTTCGGCGGCGTGCTTGTACGACATCTTCGCGGCCGATCCGCAAGGATGGATGAGCCGCGTTGGTGGCCGTGGCGACCAGGGCTTTGTTGAGGAAGCAGCATTTCTTCCCGGCATTACGCGCTGGCAGGACGTAGTCGGAAGCCAGATCGTCTCCTACAAAGTCCATTGCCGAAACGGCATTCCTTCCGGCGCCCGCGTTGTCTGTCTGCACGGGCGTCCGAAATTCTCCGAGATGCCGGCGACGGATGAAGTCCGCATTGCATGGGAGAATGCGGCATGAGCGTCGTCCTCATCGTTGGCGGGGTATTCGCGGCGATCATTGTCTTCATGCTCGTGGCGCCGGTTTATTCCGCTTATGACGAGATGCGGAGTTGGAGAGCGTGATGCAATCGATCCTGACCGTCACGACCGCCGCGACCGATTTAACTCTCCTGACCATGGCCGAGTTGCGCAAAGCAACCGGCATCGCCAGTGGCAGCGATGATGATCTTGCCGCGGTCGGTCGACGGGTGGCGGCAGCCATCACTTCACACTGCAACGTGAAGACCGTGGGTGCTACACCGCCAACACTTCGGCTTGAGACGCTGACGCAAACCTTCCGGCTGCAGTGTCCGGTCGAAAGCCTGATCCTGTCACGCCGTCCGCTGATCGAGATCGTGTCGGTCACGGAAGACGCGGTCGCGGTCGAAAGCACAGATTATGAGATGCGGGCCGGCATCGGCATTCTGGACCGGCTGTGCAGTGACTATCCGGCCTGGTGGTCGGCGTCGAAAATCATCGTGGTCTATCGCGCCGGATGGGCCACGGTACCGGACAATCTACGCAACGCTGCGATGAAGCTGGCGGCCGTGTTCTGGTCGGAAGGCATCAAGGTCGATCTGAGCCTCAAGCGCGAAAGCATCCCCGGCGTGATCGATCGCGAATGGTGGGTCGGCCCGACCGACGATCCGGCCATCCCACGCGAAGTGCAAGATCTGCTCGCCGATTACATCAACCCGGCCATAGGGTAAAAGAAACATGAATGTTGTGCGCAAGGCTCTTTTGGACGTGACCTGCGAAGTCTTGCCGGATGTTCTGCCGGTGCTTCGTGATCATGGTCTGGTCGTTATCGGTACGGCACCGAATGCCAATCCGGGAACAGTTCGGTTGATGATCGGAGCAGAATTCGACGCAAGTCTTCTGCCGGCAGAGTGCGACGATGGCTGGCAGATCGTCAGGGCGGCTTTCACTCAAGAAAACTACGGCAAGCAAAAGCTGGTGCGGGTCACGGAAATCAAAGCCGTGGGTCAGCCTCTTATGCAACTGGTGGCATAGATCATGAACACCCCAGGCATCAAGAACCTTGGCGACGTCGCGCTCGCCGCCATCAACGCGGCGACAAGCACAGCGGCGAATGCCGGTGTCGTTACGTCGGCGCCGGATTCACAAGGCACGAGCCAGGCCTATATCGACGGCCTTGACGGTATGCTCGCCGCAGCGATCAGTGCAAATTTGACCTATGGTTCCGGCGGCGACACGCTCAAGGTCATCGTCGAAACTTCCATGAATCAGGGCGCGACATGGGTCGAGGTCGCGCGCCTGGCCTTCGCCATGGCGAGCGCGGAAAAGACCGTCAACCTGTCGGCGTTGACACCGGTGACGACGGTCTATGCGCCGGCCGCGCTGAGTGACGACACGGTCAAGGATGGGCTGCTCGGGCCGCGCTGGCGTGCGCGCATCCTTAAGGGTGCAGGCGCTGCTTACGCTGGCAACACGGCACTGGCCGTGCGGCTCCACGCCCGATGAACGTCGCGTCGATCATCGCGTCCTATCGCCTGGCGCTGGGTGAATTCGAGACGATCAAGATCAGGCGGTTTAC